GTTGAGGATTAGGGCTATTGGTAAAGAGCAGTATTTGACATTGAGTGCGAGCACGTGTTTGTGGGATTTCTCTTCGAACACGTTCTCGGGATTTTTCAAGTTGATCTCTATCAATTCCGGTCGCAAGCAGATCATCGCGAACAGATTTGATTCCTGTTCGGTCCAGAAAGTGGTCCAGCATGTTACCAGTGTCGGGGTATTCGAGTATAGCGCATGCTTTACACTTTCCACACGGAGCAGTAGCGTTAGAAGGCGAATGATTAAATTGACAGAAAGGATTAAGGTCAGTGGGGGATTTGCTACAAAACAGTCCAGTGTACCACACTCCAAACAGGGCAAGAGCAGTAGAACACAGGCCAGTCAGCAGTTTGGAGGTTGGTACACTAGGAAGATAGTTGATGCAGGTTTGAGTGAGAGAGGAGAAGAGAGAGAGTACGAATTGGGCTACGGAAATAAGGGTGTTAGCCGCAGCTTTCGCGCACATCTTTATCTTACTCCACAGTGAGGTGAATTGGGCTTTGCAGGAGTCTCGATATTCCGTAAACAGTTTGCGAATGTCATCGCAGCGTTTACGGGCAATGAAGATGTGGGCAATAGAACCAAAAGTGGGGTCAGCTTCAGCGTCAACGTAGGTGTCGTCGTCGTTGAATTTGTCGTCAGCAGCAAGTACATCGATAAATTTCTCGGGATTGAAAATCTCGTCAAATTTATCCAAGACTTCCTGTTCAGTAGCAGGGGTTTCAGGGGCTTCAATACCAGCTTCTTCGCGAATAGCGTTAGCGAGGGCATTGCTATCAACTTTACGGCGTTCGTTTTCGGAGCAAAAGTAATCCCAGAACTGGTCAAAGCTAAGACCAGATTTTCCGGGGATATACTTCACTTCGGCAACGCCTTTCTGTTTGTTGTGAGAGACAGTGTAACAGGTAAAGCGATAGTGTTCAACAGAGAGAGGGGGAACGTCTTTGATGTCCACACCCTTACGCTGCGCAACAGTTTCGCGGTCGTAAGTGTGATAGGAGTTTCCTTTTTCGTCGTTGCCAATCGGTTTTCCATAAGCTGGGTCGATAGTAACATCGGCCCAGACATGGAAACGTCGAAAGACAGCACCAGGATCTTGGAGAGATTTGATGTCAGGGTAGCGTAGG